CTTGCTTGGCACTGTGTACCGATTCCCTGCCATCTTCCCAGTCTATGGTAATCTCAGTTCCAATTTCGCCAGCCATGACCGCAGTATATTCTAAACTGCCAAACAGTCCCTCCCATGCATCAGCAAAATTGCCTCCGTTCTCGCTCATCTTTTTCGAGATGTAGAGATCAGTCATTATAGGCCTTAACTGCCCAATGATTGTTTCTGGGCCCATGTTGAGCGCTCTAATAGCCGAGGGGTAGAGCGAATTGATGTCGATGGCGCCAATGTCTTTGTGCATACCTCTTTTGGGGTAAGCAACATAGGCACCTGCGGCTTGCGTTTGTTCTGTATCATCACGACCCTTTCTGTTAGGAACTACCATACCACGTTGATGAGCATCATTGATAATTGCCTGCTCGGTTACTGCCACTGCACCCATTGTAGTGGCAAGCAATACTGTGTTATCATGTGCCAATTCGTTTGCAAGATCTAAAAAGCGTAGCTTCTTGTCAAACTTTGCAATCAGCATTGTATCCTGTCGGTTATATTCAATAAACTTGGGAAAGTCTTTATTGTATAACTGATCCAGTGTTCCTTCATAAGGCGTCTTACTTTCGCCTAGTTCGTATTCGGCAATAGCATCCAAGCTATAACTGTGCCTTTCCTCGTATGTGTATTTGCGGTACAGTTGCATATAGTCCATATGCACTCTACCAATCAAGTCAAATGTGATATTTTTTGCGCCAAAACGCTCAAACTCACGCTCCTTGGGCATTTGATTCCATAAACAAAAGCGCCTTAAGTCGTCTCGACTCAATGCTCGTACTGTGCGCCCTACAGTATAGGGAATATCAAAGCCTTCACTGTTCCAACCACTTAGTATATCTGCATCCTGTATTAGATCCAGGAAAGTATTAATCATGTCTTCTTCACGTTCAAAAAGAAAACAGTTATCAAATCGTGTGCAAATTTCTTCTGCGCTTTCCCAACTAATTGACTTTGGTGGCACTACCAGTGTAACTAATTTGTCTAGCCAATCTAAGTAAACAGAAAAGGCAGTAATTTTATTAAAAGGATCATTGGTGGGTGCGTATCCTTTTTCTGGATCAAAATCTACCTCAATGTCAAAAAATGCAGTTTGTAATTTTGGCGATGTAGCGCCTAAATAATTGCTTTCAAGACAACGAAATATAGGATTGATATCACTTTCCCATAAACGTTTGCCTGAATTTATTTTTAGTTCTTTGTGATACTCTTTACTGTTTCTAGTATGGAATCTACTAACCGGAGTATCAAATATTGTGCGGTGTTTGCCCTTGGGATCGTCGTAGTAAAAAATATACTCTGCAGGATATTCTTTATAGACTCTTGCCCCATCTACACGTTCGACAACGTGTATTCTATCTTTTGCCCTGTCAAAAAGAGCGTCAACGTAACTCATATTTCTCCTTATGTAATTTTGAGCTTACACATACTCTGCATGTTGGTATAGCCAACGACTCTATATATTTTTACTTATCATTCTGATAAGTCCCATGCTATCAATTGTAACCAAAAATACTGCATTAGCCATTAGGCCAAAACTGCCACGAGTATAACAACTCCAGGCACTAGCACAACATCCACTGATAAAAATAACATACAATGGTATGATAGGAATATCAGGAGCAGTCACTGCAAACATTATAGCACTAACCACGCTACAGAACCAAGCAAATGCCTCGGCACAGAAACGAAGTGGATTGCTCTGCCAATCAGTTTTGATATATTGGGTTATGTTTTTTAAAAATGTCATGTGCTTAGGTTCTTCCAGTATTGTATACTGTTTAGACTGTATGCGTCAAGCATTTTTCTATCATATGGGATATCATTATTTAAATGATCAGCTAGTGTATTGTATATACTCTTGCCTGTACATATTAACGCACCTGTATATTTGTGATACTCGCTCCAAGCATACGCACCATTAAGCACCACTGGCATAAATTGCAAACATTCTAGTACTGCCAGACCTGGGCATTCATTTCGACTGGGAATATATGCCACACGGTGTTCGCTCATTAACTGATACATGGCCTTTTGTTCTGTTAATCCAAATGAGTACACATCTGCTCCGGCAAATATTTCTGCATCAAGCTCGTGTGTTATAACTGTTGGGGTTTCACCTAATTGACGTGCCATTGCCATAAACTCTCGTGCACCCTTACGTTCTGTAGCATCGCCAATGTACAACAAGCCTTTGCTTTTTTGTTTCTTGACTGCACCTGTGACTGTAAATGGACTAGGGGTATATATAGCTCGCTTGGGTTTTACATGAGTACTTGGAACCGTTAATCCTATACACCAATTGGTATTTGCCACAACTAATTTTTGTAAATTCAAATAGTCATCGTCCAAGAAACTATAACGCAAGCCTGGAGTAAGTACATCACTTTCGTGTTGTACAAATACACCATTTGCGTAATTATCAGATGTAGCATAATAACTGTGTAAGTCGTGTGCAACAACCAAATCGGCCATTAACTGATATTGCTGATATAGTTTATGCATTTGATCGATAATTGCATCATCGGGTTGCAACCAAACATGTCCATTTCGCATGTTAGGCACATAGGTACTTGCATCATTTAAATAAATGACGCTATCTGCATTGATAGTCTGTGTGGGTTTGGCATCAGTGACAAATATGGTTTTGTGACCCATACTTTTTTGTAAATCCAAAACTGCATTGATATACCGCACGATGCCGTTGGGACGTACAAGAATACTACTACAGGTATGTATTATTGTTTTCATTTATTTTTTGTTTGAAATTTTTGAATGTAAAAACCTATAACTTTTTCATATAAAACACGATCTGGATTTAGTATATTAGCCCATAATGCTCCAAACTGTTCAGAATATTTTTCTTTTAACTTATCAATTTCGTTGCGTACAAGTTTTTGATTGTCATTGGAGACGTTTTTGTGATCTTCTTTGGTTACCGTAATAGCTATATTATTTTCTTTAAAAAAGTTGTTGGTGAGTCCGTCACCATCCAAATAACACATTTTTGATTCATCCCATACTTGAATGTCCAACGGAATCCATACTAGACGTTGTGGATGAAATAACGGACCTAACATTAACGCTAAACTATAAGTATGTTGATCAAAAACTCCACTTACTATTAATTTGCTTGCAATAGGATCGGATAATATGTTGACTATTGTCTTAGCGTATTCATTATACTCTTTAGAACCAAAGGTTATACCAAGATATTGTTCTAGTCCTTTTGTATGCCTAACACTTGGATTTTGGATATGCGCCCATAAAATATATTTAGAATAATCGGCAGTGACGTCAATTTCAAAACGTACCCACCCATGTCGCTCCAACAACTCGCTATAAGTTGTGCAAGCATTTTTGGGAATCATTATGTAAATGAAATTGTCCTTGCGATATCCTACCATTAAAGAGTTTTGCCAACTGTTTCTAAAATAGTGTTTAACTCGTCATGATCGCGATTGGTGTCAGTTAGTCTAGCTTTGTGTGCAATTTTAACTGCTCGCTTTAGAGTAGCAGGTTTGATTTCCAATTCTTCTGCGATTGCTTTGATTGTTTCATTAAGTCCGGTATTGAGATCTTCAACTTCTTGCATTACTTGGCATCCCTCATTGATCAATTGTGTTAACTTGATCTTTGCATCACCGTTAAATGTTCTATTATATCCACTATCCATAATAATCTCCATATAAAATATTATTATATAGGAGTTGTTGAAAAAATGCAATAGTTAAATGCTCACTTTAGAAGTACATTCCGGGGCACGACTCCCATATACTTCGGCCCAGCAGCCGGGCACACCGTGACATAAAGTCCTAAGGTAGGTGTCTGTTGACCAACGCCAATACTTCTTGTAAAGTGTTTACTGCAATATCGTCATTGGGGATTGTTATTTTATATTTGTCTTCTAATTGGAACACCAGTTCCATTTTGGCTAAACTATCTATGCCCAAGCTATCCAATGTAGTTTCCAAAGTCCAATTGGCGGCATCAAGTTTTTGATCTTGAGCAATAAATTCAAATAGTTGTTCTTGTGTAATCATACTGGGCTATAGGGATTACGGAATCTATCGTAACCATCGTCTTGTGGATATACTGGATACTCGTTCATTATTGTCCTGCCCAACGTGCATACAATCCAGTTACGTACAACATATCGTATTCACCATAATAGAGTTTGTTTAATTTGGTTTTTACTGCCGGAGTTAATGATCCTGTACCAGGCACTACATCAAAAGCAAAAATCATATTGCCATCCTCGTCTTCTCCAAGATAGTCACCGCCCAATTGTCCCATCACTGTGTCAACATTTTTCTCTTTGTTGATATCATTATTATCCAATTCTACGTAGCCGCGAACTTCAACTCCGGGAATTTGTGCTAGACTCATCCAATTACGTTTACCGCCGGGTGTTTGTTGTGATCCGGCAATCAAGGTTATTTTTAATATGCTTAGTGCAACACCATACAGGGACTTGGCAATGCCCTTTCCTCGATAATCTTCATCCACTGTGACAGTACTCACTTGGTATGCATTATCGATAGGAAAACTTACCCGCAGCAATTTCAATTGTCCAATAGCTTCTTGCCCTGATTGATCTAATATTCTTATTTCTAACAAACGTCCATTGTCAATGGTGGCATAATTTAATCCACTGCCACCCGGTAACGGTTTTATGTTCTTTCGGCTTACCTTTCTGGGATCAGTATACATAGGATGTTTTAACACATCTTTACCACCTGTATAATGGTATGATTTCAAATTTTCAATTTCGGTAATTTCATCTTCGCTTATGGTACTAATACCTATACCAATACCAGCACTAGCCAATGTATATTTTACAGTGTCAATCCAATTTTTGCCATTGACTCGACTTACCACAGTTGGTATAACAGTATTCAATACTGCCTGTAACAACATATTGGTCTGTGCCGGGGAAAGTTGTACATTTTGCGCTATGTGCAACAAGCCACCAGTTAATAGTGTACCAATGGTTGTTATTACACCACCTTGTATATAAGGATTTGTTTTAGCTTTAACTAGAATTTCTTTAACTTGTCCGCGAACTGAAGGATCGGCTTTGGCTAATAATGCTTGTGCTTGTTCAACGTAATTGTCAACAGGTTGTCGAGCGACTTCACCAACTTCATCTTGGTAAAAATCTATTACAGCATCAGTAACTTGATTGGCAACTTCAGCTTCAAATAAACTTTCATCTACGGCACGTGCGTACTCGCTAGCATGTCCACTGTGGTCCACATGCCAGGCATAAAATCTAGTATTGGGATATTCTTGTCGTAACTTTAAAAATGATTCCAAATTTGGTCGTGAATCATCATACATAATGGCTTTGTTATAAGGATGCCCATTTAGTAGTCTACGTATAATACGTGCTTTCTTTTCATCAATTGGCACAGGGTCTGTATCATTGCCAGCACGGTATACATGTACCTTTGACATGTCCACATTCCATTGTTCAAATGTTTTTAAGAATATTTCTTTATTGTTGAAATCACTTCGTGCAGTAACCATTACAACTTTATTACCAGTTGCAATGTCATCTTTTAACTGTTCGATCATAGGAGCAATTGGCTGTGCGTGTTTGAAAAAGTCTTCGGCATCTCTAAATGCCCCAAAGTCAAATTCCTCGCCAGGTTGCTTTTTGTACAAGGTAAACTCATGACTGTCTAGTGTCTTGATGGTTTTACCATCTCGAACTACCCCAACTCGAGTATTGGTAGTTACTAGTGTATCGTCAATGTCAAATATAACCAGTTTCTTTTCGCCGACGGCTTCATCTACGTCTTCTTTGGCATGCTTCTTTTTGCCAGCCTTCATATTGGCCAACCAGTGTGCCATACGAGCCTTTTCACCAGTTGAATGTTTAGCGGTTTTGCGTAGACTACTTACACTGGCTTTGGTATTAACACCACTGCGTTTAGCAAGACCTTTACGTCCGGGCTTCTTGCCATCAGCAAAGTTCTCTTCAATATCTTTACTAGTCCATTTGTCAGGATCTGCACCACGGCTTCTAATCCAAACGTCTGGAGTAGCTCCCACTTTATCAACAAATAACAAATGTAGGTCATGTGGAGTCATGTTGTATTTTTTAGCAATAGCAGTCATCATGTGATCTATTGCATCGTAACTATATGGCTCTTTTAAATCATGTTGCAAATCTTTAATTGCAGGAGTTGCATTGGTATCCTTAGAGACTTTTGGAGATAATTCATTCCATTCATTCTCGCCACTGTCTTCGTGGATGCTTTCGGCATAGTTATCTGCATAATACTGTGCGCTGGTCAAAACAACTTCTTGTTTAGTTGCTTTGTTATATGCGGGTGTAGATCTCATCCAAACTTCATGCTCGACTGCGTATCCACTATATGCATCTGGTTGTACGATAGTCTCATACATAGTGGTAAAATCCAATAGCATATCTGCAGGGTTGAATGGTTTACGAACAATTAACCACGGATCTATTGTATCCAAGCCACGTACAAATTCAATAGCACCTTCTATACGTGTAGCATAGGCCACGACAGGTCCACGGGCTTTGATTGAATTTAATCTTCGACTACGCGGCACAATAGCACGATACACCCATTGTACACTTGCAGGCGGTCGTGTAAACGGTCTTGACTCGGGACTCATTAGAATAGTTTCAATGTCTTGGAAATTGTACTCCATGGCCATCCAATTTTCTAATGAGTCGATTAATTCAGACTGATGTTTTTTATCGTCTACACTGTCTTCATTGACTGGTGTGTTTTGACTGCAAACATGGTCGATAGCGGATTTTACTATCGCTTGATCTATTTTGAGACAGTTGTTGCGATCGCTATGGCCCTGTTTATCCATTTCTTGGAGATATGGATATATCCCTTGAATTTTCGGGAATAATCCCATTTTCCAAGCATGTTCAAAACTTATTTCGCCTCTTGGACTATACCATTCGGGATCATGACGCCATTTAATTCCAAAATTGGGTTTGACACCGTTGGGCCCTTTCACTGGTGGACCGTTATAAAATACTCCGGCACTGTTGAATTCAAGCTGTGTGTTTTTAAAGGTCATCATGTATTCGCCATCACCTTTAGACCACATGCGATAATTCATTTTATTTAACAGTGCCACAACTGCGGGATCTTGTGCAGGATTTTTTGTTGTTTCCTCCCAAACATTTTGTTCAGGTCGATGTTTTGCCCAAAAGCCGGCACCAGCATCAGTTTGTTGACCACTACGGCGTATCTTATAACCTTTACTAGTCACATAGTCATACATGGTTTGGGCAATGCCTTGTCCACGATAGCGTTCTTCAACTTCTAGGTCTTGTGGTAATAGTTCATCACCGTCGAAGGCAAATAACACATGCCCTAACTCACGACCGTTACTTGTAGCAGTAACATACATTACTTGGTTATCATAATCGTCATCATCAACATATTCATCATCTTTTTGTATTTCAAGAGTGATATCTATGCCGTTAAATGCTTCTTCGGTTATACTACTTTTTTCCAAACCAAAGTATTCAGGATTGTCTTTGGCAAAGTCACGCATAACAACGCCAGCATTGGCATTGGCTTCGTTTTCTTGTGGAGTACCAGTTTCGCCTGCGCCCGCAGTCAACTCGCCAGCTAAGTTTTGTTTGTGATGTGTTAGTTCATGTGCCAGTGTACGTAGCACATCTACAGGATTGCGATTGGCAATAACAACATTTAGAGTTTTTGTTTCTGGGTTATACTGCCCAAAAGTTGTATCAACAGGAGCATCTAACAATGTGATTTCAGGAAGTTCTTTAATTCCCAATTGCTCAGCGATCCAAGGAATGTACTTTTGTACAAATGCACGGTTGTCGCTTTCTTTAGAATACTCTTTTGCTCGCATAATGAGTATTTAGTGGAACATCAAGAACTGTTTTTGCACATCACGTCTTGCTGCGCCTAGATCACCGTGTCCTGCTGGGAATACTACAACATTCCATTTGGCTGGAACATAAACTGGCACTTTTTTAACTGTGCCATCTTTTTGCAGTACATTCTTTTCACCAATGGGACCAGGTTCAGGAATCTTGACCATCTGATCATAGGTGATGATTGACTGTGGGTCAATCTTGTAAGTAGCGGCCAGCTCGTGCTTGAAGTGTTCCCAATCTTCTGGGCTCCGGACCTGTGTGCGGCCTTCTGCGTCTTTCACATACTTGCCTTTGGCATCTGTAACAAACAAGTCACGGAACATTTCTTTTGGCAGGGTCACAGCATCCTTCACATGCTTGCCAGCATCACGTGCGACCTGCACTGTTTTGACCTCGCGACTCTTGGCGCCCGGACTGAATTGTCCAATGACATCATCTGGCTGATCCGCCGATGCAATATCTCCCATCTTGGTATAGAAGTAAAACTTGCAGTCTGGGTTGTTGGCTTTAACACCCATTACCAGATCATAGTATTCTTTAGAGAAGAAGTCACCTGCATCATGCACACGAACTAGAAGTTTGATACCATTCTTTTGTGCTAGTGCTTTGGCTTTTTTAACTTCTTGATCAAACATCTCCATGTATTCGCTAGGATGGTTAACCAAGAAGTTGAGTGCTTGTGCCGCACTCATTGAACTTGCTGGGAACATTACATATCCGCCCTTGCGAGCATAACAGTAGTGTTGGCATTCTCCTGCACCAGGGCAGGTTGTGATTTCCACAAATTCGCCGGTTTCTTCATCTACCACAATGCCGTTTAGGGCCGGCAAGGTCAAGTCATATGTAATAGAACCTTCTTTTTTGCTCTTGCTCATCTTAGCATTGGAACCCAGAATAGCTCTAGGCGGGGTGGTGATTTGACGCTTGAGATCTTCTAGGTCCCATTCTGTTGTTCCGTCGTCTTTGGTAATGGCCTTAACATTGCTGCCGTGGATGATGGGCTTGAAACGATCTTGTTTGGTTTTGGTACCAGTCTTGATACGGTCCAAGTAGGCTTGCATGTGTTGTTTGGGCCATGACTTTTGTGGTGCATCCAGTTTTAATGCTTCATCAACTTCGCCGCCGATGTGTAGGGGCTTGACTGTGAATCCACCCAGTGTGGTGCCCTTGGATTCGATTAAAAATTCACTTGCTCTCATTTTGTTGTTGCTCGTAGCATCCATGCATGTTTACGGAACGCATCAATGCGTTCGGCCAAGAAGTTAGAGAATCCATGTTCGCCAGCCGATTCGGCTAGGTCGTATACAACTTTAAGTATACCCATCATGTGTTCAGCATCTTCTAATAATACAAGTACCATTTCTTCTGCTGGAAGAATTTGTGTTTCGTCTGCAATTTCAGTTAGTGTACTAAATCGTGTATAACTAGCAGGAACATATCCACCACTTTTGCGAATGTTTTCTGCAAAATCATCAATGCTACCATAAACATCTTCGTATATCTTTTGAAATAGTTTATGGTATTGATAAAATGCAGGACCTTCTACGTTCCAGTGAAAGTTGTGACTTTTTAAATAAAAACTAAAACTGCTGGCAAAAGCAATTTTAGCGGAGTTAATTAATTCTTCATTCATAATGTATATTTATTCAAAGTATCCCGCACGTTTCATTTCTGCTAGATACAAAGCAACTAAACGTCGTTCTTGTTGTGTCATTTCATGAATTGGACTTTGTGAGTCATCTGGACTTGGTCCCATTGCAGGATCTGCAGAATTATACTCGTTCAATTCAATGCCATAATGTTCACATACTTTTAACAATTCATCGTATGTAAGTAATTCTAAATGACTAACATCAACCTGATCTTTTAGTAAGTCAATCAGTGATTGTCTACTAGGTGTATTTTCGTCAAGCTCGGATGTTCCCGGGATAGCACTTGCACTATCGTTTGGAACCATATGTGCATCTGCATATTCCATTACTTGCCCTTGGCCATGCCAAGCATCACCTTCACCATGCCATGAATCTTCTTCCAGACCAGCAAGATTTTCTGCATCGCCTTCGCTTTTGAGTTTGTATAAAAATTCTGGATTACCGGGTAGTGCAGGCTTGTTGCTTTTCCACATCAAGTATTCTTTGCCATCCAATTTGACATAGTGTGCTGATCCAGGCACTTTGACATTGAGCGGTGCATGTTGGAATGTATACCCCTTGTATTCAATATCAGGAGTGGCATCGTGATAGCCCATTGCACCAGCGCCTACTGCTCCTGCTAGAGCAGCACCGGCTAGTTTGCCTTTCCAGCCTTCCTCGACGCCTTGCTTATAACTTGGTTGTGTTTTTGCCTTAGTTGCTCGAACCGCAGCCACCAACAATTTATTTCCTGCATTTATAGCATTCTTTAATGCTTCTTTTCTACTTGTAGCTACTATACCAGCATCTTTGAACATGGCAGGATTACGCACATTTACTGTGGGATTGGGCAATGGTTCACTATTGTAATAATACTTAGGATTATTGGCATTTTGTAATATCCATTGATTCACTGCCGCACGATCTCTTAAGAATTGGATCTTAGGATGATTGGGTATAGCCTGTTTTAGTGCGTTGTAAAATTCAATTTGATTTTGCGGATAAGCATCCATGTGTTGAACTAATAACCAAGCCGCATAAGGTGCCGCCGGATAACTACCTTTACCGTCCTCACCTTTGTCTGCAAGTATAGTTTTTATGTTCTGCTGAATGTAGGGCCAAACTTTTGCTTGGTCCCCGGCCCGTTGGGTTGGATCCGTGTATTGCTGATCTCGCTCCATCCAGGCATTGAGAGTTTGCCGCACCTGATCGGGAGTTTGTTCCAAGCCTTCCGCCACACCTTGCTCTTTAATTTTTAAATTTTTCAATTGATCCATGCTACTGCCAAACATATTGCTAATAGCGGTTCTTGTTCTTTCTTGGTCTTGCTTTTTTTGTTTGCGTCTATCTGCAGTGGCTTGTTTTTTTGTGCCCGTTTTAATAGTTTTCATCATATTATCAAAAGGCTTATCGCCTGTGGTCTCAGCTACGTCCCGTTCGTATCCGGTTTCTTCAGTTGCTCCGCCGGCGTCGTGTGCCAATTGTTGTATAGCCGCCCAATACTTACGTGGAGCCACCATGTCATCGCCACGCCAAGTGATCGCTTTGCCAAATTTTGTCATAATATGATTGTAGGCCTTTTCACTGTCAACACCAAATGTTACAGTATCATCGACGCCTTCATTCCATTTCTCGCCACGCACCTGTTTTACAAATGTACTAACTTGTCGTCCCTCAAGATAGTTATTGTCTACCAAATATTTAACCACATCTTGTAATAACTTACCTTGACGCATTTGTTCATGAGCAAAGTTGGCCATGTTATAAAAACTATCTTCGTGATCAATGAATTCGGCATCATGCTCACCTTCCGCCGCACTTTCATTTTTAACACAGTTATTGACCTCGACCTCTTTGCCATAAGTGGGACTGGCCTTTGATCCTTCTTTGTGCCAACCGGTGCGGCAATGTTCACGATTGCGTTGTGCTTGTGTGCGTTTGGCTTCGGCGATGCTCATGGCATCTACAATATCATTTAAAAACATTATTTGACTCCTGCGGCAGCATTTTTTGTTTTTGTGTTGCCTGTTTAACTGCTGTAGCAATTTGTTGAGCCGCTTGTGGATCTAGTAGTGCCGGCCCAAGTTCATCAGTTACAGTGGCTGTAAACTTTTTAGCTTGTGGGCTCATGCCTTTTCCTGTTGCAGGATCAGCATTGGGATTCTTTAACAATTCATCAGCACCTTTTACCGCAATAGGAACACCACCTACAGGCTTTTTACCAGTGGCTTGAGAAATTTTTTGTACACTGGTTGTTAATGTTCGTTCCCGAGCCTGTTGTTGTTGTGGATTTAGTTGTTGTCCACCTTGTTGTGGATTGTTTGCGCCAGCTTCTTGAACGTAGGCTTTCCACTCACGTGCTATTTCTTCCTGGATGCTTTCAGATGAACCTACACCCTGACCTGGTCGAGGCGGATTCTTGTCTGTGCCTTTCCAATAGCCGCCAAATTTAGCGCCACGTGGATTGTGCTCGGCATCATGCATACCGCCTTCCGCCATGCCTTGTTTAGCAATAGCAATAGCTGCTTGTTGTTTTTTGCTGTGTCCGTGACTGTTCTTTTTTGTTGACTCGTCTAAACGTTTGAACGTGTTTATGATATTGCTAAAGTGCTGATCCATTATTTTTTAGCCTTGGGTGGTTTGATATCATGCTTGACGTTGCTTTGTCTATTGGTATAACCTTTTAGTTTTGATTCAACTTGTTTTCTAGTCATGCCACCAGCACCTAGTTCAGTAACCACAGTGGCAACTGAACTGCTTACAGTAGCACCGGAATCTTCACTCAGTCGATTCAGTTCGTGTTTGAGTTGTTGTCGCAATGATGCCATTTCTTTCAAGCCCATGGCACCTTTTACAGATTCTTTATATGTGTGTCCCTTGATTGGTGGTACCACTACCGGCTTGGCATCACCCGGGCCCAATATGCCCACTCGTGCTTGGGGATTTTTTGTAAACACCTGTTGATGGATATAGCGTTGTGCTGCCATCTCGTGATCGTATACGCCACCCTCACGGTGCCATGTTGTGCCGTCACTTACATACACTGTATAAGTGGGTTCTCGGGGCCCTTCGTCCCATTCTTCTTCATATCCCAGCGGACCTGCATCCATGCCGGCAACGCTTCTGTCATAGTCGCGTTGGTAAGCATCTCTACGACCTTCCGCCACACCTTGCTTCTTCATGTTTTTTTTCTGTAGTTCTAAATCTTTAGGGGTAGCAGTTCTAATCAAACTTAACCATTTGTCTACGGGAACTGTTACTACGTCTATGGGTTTAATTTCTTTTACATCGGGTTTACTATACCATTCTCTGCTGTTGTGTTTTATGAATAAATCTTTAGGTACCTTGTGCAAGTAAACCATTTCACCTTTTCTAATACCGCCCTTGAATAGTACCATTTGTGGGTCATTAGGAAACATACCTGTATCCGAGCCCGGTGTAGTAAGTCCCATTGCTATAGCAACTTTTGCACTAGGTGTAGCATATATAGCATTTTTATTACTTTCTTCTTTACCACCGGTATCATTAGCCTGACGCGGTACTAGTACCTCATTTCTATACCTAGACCCGTGCCATAGATATTCGTTAACACCCTCCGCCACACCTTGCTCGGGCAACACACCCTTTGGTCCACCTAAGCCACCACGATAAGGCGACTTCATGGCATCTCTGCGTGATTTAGTTAACGTGCCCTTTTTTCTACCCAGCTTCTCATTGTCGACTTTGTATAGATCATCGGGAGTAGTAGGACGTCTTGAATTTAACTTGTCAAATTTGGTTGGTCCTGGTTCGCCCATGCCATGGTAACTGTCTACATCAAATGCTTTTCTAATTGCTCGCATCATTTCACCCATGCCTTTGTGTGCGGCAATTTCATTATTTATATTAGAATAGAACATGCCATCTGGGCTTGCAATTATTTCTCCATGATAATCATAACCACCTTCATTATCATCATAGTCATAAATCTTTGCACCCTGTTCAAGTGCTTTATCTACCATGGGTTGATACTTGCCAAATTCATAATTTGATTCAGTTTCAGGTATCCAACCACCAATATTACCTTCACCATCAAATCGAGCAAGTGCTTTTTCAAAATCTCCTTGGCCCTCCTCCACATGTGACTTTGGCAAATACAAATCACTTTCTTCAATTCCTTCATCGGCAACCATCTCGCTCATGGTGCGCTCAGCATCACCAATGTTGAACGCAGGCAATTCGTCTTCGTGTTCTTTGTCTATTTCGTGTTGGCTCAATGCATAGTCCATGACAGTGACCATCATTTCTTTAATAGCTCCGAGTTTTTCCTCGACCCATTCAGGTAAATGTTCGTTGTCGCTTAACGCACCTTCTAAGTGACTGGCTACACGTACAATGGTGTGCAAGGTGTTTTTAGCCATAGTTGCATCAGTGCCATCACTGGGTGCATCGGTAAATTCTCGTAAAAATTCTGTGGGTTTCATCGTGATTCCTGAATATATTGTATATTTAGCGTTAAGTAGAAAACTGTAAATCTTGTGTGTTCACTAATTCGCCATTGACTGTTAAATTACGGGGTCTAAATACAGTTTCAGCTCCACAGTTTTCTATGCGAACTTGGTGTGCGCCAGGTTCGATATCTACTTCTAAGTTTTCTTGTATGAATATTTCGTATGCAGGCCATACCCAACTACGTTCAGTTAGTAGGTCATTGTCCACATAAACACGATACACAGGAGTGCCGTGTTGCGTTGTATCACAGTACACATCTAAGGTGATAACTGTGTGAGCCATTTTAGTTGGCTCCTAACTTTCTACCTATAATTATCTCTAGTTTCTTTTGTTCAAGTTCTTTTAACTTTGGTGTAAATGCCTGTGCAGCTTCAGGATCGCCCTTGATCATTTGTTGAATACTGTGTATACGCATATCAACCATGTCCAATAAGTTTTGTTTCATTTTAGCAGCAGTTGTATCAAAATCATCAACTTCAGCAAGATGAAGATCACGCATTTCTTTACCTAGTGTTTTGCCAGTTACTGCATTTTGATCGCCCATTGTGGCAGTACTATAACGTGGATCACTGCCACCTTTGACGACACCAACCCCTCCCATTTCTTGCACGGTTCTAACTTGTGCTATTTGCAATTGCTCTTGATTAACAACTTGAAACTGTGCTCCGCCGCCCTGTGCCAACAATGCTTTGATTTTTTGTGGACTGTTGTCGCCAGCAACAACTATAGTACCATTGGGTTCAATGTGATCGATAAATCTTGTGATAAAGCCATGATCGGTATTGGGATACAATAGTTGATATTTTTGCAATCCTTTTTGTAGTGCTTGAGAGGCTGCTCGAGCCTGTGGGGTGTCAGTGACTTGTGCCTGTGGGGCAGTTGCAGTCTGTGGTGCTTGCCCTGGAGGAGCATCAGTGGGCAATACTGCTTCTTTAACCAATGGATTGGCTCGCTTGGCACTCTTTTTAACCTCCATACCACCTGCAGGCTCAGCTGGTGCTGGTAACCGGGTAGGAGTTTTTGCTGGCGGTGTCCCGGCAACAGGCTCTGCTCCTGAGTCAGGTTGTATCTTGTTGAATATATGCACCAGCTCAGGAGTGGCATGTCCGTATAGTGTCTTTAAAAACGCATTACGTTCTTTGGGATTATTTCGAACTTGATTCCATACTGCACGGCACTCAGTACCATGACTAATATCTAGTGTTTTGCCATTAATAGTAAATGGCACTTTCTTTTCTGGGACTACTAAAACATACGCATGTCCATCACCTACAGTAACAGTATCTGCTAGATTCTTTGGTAGTGTTTTAAATGGCTTTTCATCACCTACTTTTTTGCCCGGTGGAAGTTTAGTTGGTCTAGGATTGCCAAACTTGTCTGGCTTGGGCGTAAATTCTTGATAAACACTATCAACTTCTAAACGTTCTTTATCTGGAGCACCAACTGCAAAAATTAAAACAGTTGATCTTGGATCAACGCCTGCGGCACTAACTACGGCATCTATGCCATATGGATCATTAACTAATAATATTTGATGATCATTAACCCCAGCTGCCTTCATTAGCTGAATTTTTTCGTTTGCGTTAAAGGGATTCTTGGGAATTGACTTTTTATCGTGCGTTGCGCCCGATGCTATTTTGTCTTGAACAGTATTGGGACTAGTGGCAATACGTACATTGTCTGCTCCAAATTTGGCTTGGAGGTGCTTTAGTACCGCAATATGTCCTAGGTGAAAAGGCTGAAAGCGCCCTGGGTATACTACCAACACACGGCGCTCTTTTGCTTCAAATAATTCAGTAACAAACATAGTAATATTTCTCTATTACTATATTTAGTTTATATGTTTTCTAGTAGCCAAATATAAAAAGGACTGCGGAACTTTAACGCCCAAGTTCCGTTCCATCCAAGATTTACACAGTTATCTAGCACAGGTCTTGATGCATCGTCGCCAGTATACAAACTTGCTGTAGATATCAATTGACCGAGATCAATTTCATCAATCTCAATTTTTTGTATGTTTAATACCATATCTCGAACAATTGCAGTTTTATCTTCGTTCTCTACAGTATCACTATCAGTTTTGTTTTCCAATCTGATCTTGAGCTCATGATACTCATCATCGGCTAATTCAGTGTCAAACTCAATGACTTCTTCTGTGTCAGTGGGTTGAGACAGTTGAGCTCTTTGAATTTGAGTATCGTCAACCAATATAGTATACTCGGGCACCTTATCCCAATAGGTGCCACTTAGAGTAATTTTAATGTGCAATTTTTCGGTAGTGGCCATAATTAAACTGGAGTAGGGATTGGTGCTGGAACACCAAGTTTTTGTCCTTGTGCTGCTAGGGTATCTTCAATGATGCCCATGCTACCACGTTCGGCAATCTTTAGCTTGTCTAAGTCACCTGCATACTCATAGTGTCCTACGTGGTTTAATAGTACTTTACTGTGTGCCCAAATTTCGCCACCTAGTTCTTGCCAACGTCTGCAGAACAACCAGTCTTCTGAAAGATAGTGTCCTTTTTCGTCAATTTTACAATCAAAGATTGAGTACATCATTGGCTCAAATTGTTTACCTAAACCAACGTCATCAACGTATTTTGTTTCTGGATGTGCTGCAATTAACTTTTCATATACATTACGCTTAAACATCAAAAAGCCTGTGCCCATTGTGTCAACAGTAAAGATGTCACCTTGGATCTTTGTCTCTGGCTTGAGATTGATAACATAGTTAACTGGCAGGGCCTTTTTAGGATACAAGCCACCAATAACGTCTTTTTCATACGCCATCATTTGCAATATTGATTCTGGTTGGAAACGAATATCAGCATCAATGAACATAAAATGTGTTGCTGCAGGATTGCTCATCATTTTGGCCATTAGGTTATTACGTGCCCTAGTAACCAAACTCTCGTTAACCATTGTGTCCAGGCTCCAGTTTAGTCCTGCTTGTTGTGCAAGTAGAATAAAACGTAGCAAACTGGTCATTGTTGGCTCAGAAACCATTCCACCATAACAAGGGATACCAATATGCAAATGATTCTTTTTAAAATCATATTGTGAACCTTGTTGTTGTTGTGGTTGTTGTGCCTGTGCAGCTTGTTTAGCAGCAGCGGCTTTGATTAATGCAACGGCATCGTTTTGACTTTTTTTAGCGTCAGGTTTCTTAGTACTCATGTTTTCCTTTTGGTTAATTGATTATGCTTTGCTAACTTCAACAACGACTCCGTTGCCAAGCAATTCTTCGGCTACTGATGCCAATGCTGATATTGTATCTTCTGATACAATATCGCTATCAGTGACAGTACCTTCAGGTGTGTTTTTGTGTAGTTTACTTACTGTAATAACAATCACTTCTTCTTGAATCCGTGCCATCATGCACTCCTTGAAATATACTAATATTTATTATGCTTGAACTACCTCGTGAATTTTTCCTACAATCCCTGGACTCATTAAACTCAGCATAGTAGTAATGCCCAAATCATTTGCATAGAAAAATGCTCCCCACATTCCCGGATAAGGGCGTTTTAGATTGTGTCTTAATCCAGCAGTAATTTTTAGATCTTCTTGACTTTCTAACAAATTAAGTATTTGTTCTTTTAGTGGCAAAGCATAAGTGCCATCTCGCAATATCACTTTGTATTTGAATGGTATTTTTGGAGCAATGATTACATCTGAGTTTAATAACTCCTCAGTACCAGCGACCGGACCGGTTATGTATAAGATACAATCTTTGGGCAACAAAGCTGAAATTGACTTCAATTCATTTTCGCTACAAGCATAAAATTGTACGCTACTATCTTCTATTCGAGTTTTAATATTGGCCTTGAAATTTTCTTTGATAAGCCTAATGTTTTGTAATAATCCAAAGTCTACATTCTCATACTTGTTGGTGTGATTATGCCAATAAGGACTCCGCCAACTGCCGCCGAAATTGGATCGATTGTGCATTTGGTATTTTAATATTTCTACAGCATTTTTGGGGTCGTCATAACATGCTACATTG